ATCCTTATTGTCTACTATGCCAAACGACTCATCGGAATACTTTTGATAGAACTGCCATGTCATCTTCTGCCGTTTGCCCCACGTCATACAGGTGAGGCCATCATTATCGTAGGCCACTATATATACGCAATGGCCTCCCCAACTGCCCGGTTCTGCGTTAGGGCCACTCACAACGTCCCATGTGCTCTGAGTCTGTGCACTGATAGGTAGTTGTAAGCCGATGTAGATTCCATTGAGAAGATAGCAAGTTGCCCTAACCTCATTCCAATCGAGAACATTAATAGAGGCGTAAGCATAGATATTGTAGACGTTACTGGCTGCCCGCCATCCGGTACGCCAAGCGTTGAGGGCATCGAGCATATTCAATCCGGTATCTTGCCCGCCGGATTCCTTAAAATACTCGGTAGTAACATCGGAGTCTGAAATCGGTATGACTGTACCCTGTTCGTAATTCTCAAGTCTCAGCGTCTGATGTGCCCGGCCAGCAATCACACAGTCGCCCAATGTATCGTTCTTGAACATATGGGTATCTTTCAGGTTAGGATATTGACTGTCAACGTCAAAGGCTTCCGGGTAAGATGGTAGAAGTCTGAGTATGCTTGCCATCTTGATAGTACGCTCGTCAATTACTGCTGGGTTCTTACCAAGTTTCATTAAGTTAAAGTCTGTCATAATTCTCCTTATATTACTACTGGTTGTATATTGCCTGCTAACATTGCATATAAATCTAAGTTCTTTGTTTCAAAAGTCAGTGTATTCGTTTTATTGTTATGGTCATATTTTGTCTCAACAATGTAAAATGTATTCAGTGCGTTTGAGGATGGGCTGGAGAGATTAGAGGTTGACGGTAGCAAATCCGTTATCTGCATTACATCCCCAGCTCTGACATACCACGATGGCCATGCGCACCCGTTTGAATCATACACCCTATCAAATAGCTGAATGTTGGTAGATGATGGCCAGATTTGCTTATAGTAGGCCAACCATGATTGTGCGGCATTCTGAGCAGTCGCCGCCGATGCCACTGTCCCAATATTGGGGATTCCATAATACCGTGTTAACCCATAATTAGCAATAGATGCGGCATCGGAATAATCAGACGTTCTGGTTAGAGTTCCCGCTGATAAGTACATAGCATACACATCATTCCAGAGATTCTGAAGTTGAATTAACCACTGTGCAGTCTTAAAGTGCTTTAACTGTACGCTCCATTTAACGGTAGTGGTAGAACGTGGGAATAGATAAAAGCGTCTATTCTCCCAGACTGCCATATACCACTTATTGAAAGCGGTGTCTGCTTGCTGTACTAAATATTCTGCCAGTGTCCTAACTGATTGGTCTAAATAGTTCGAAGCTGCTGTGCTGACCACTGTTGACATTGTAAGTGCATTGGGATTAATCTGTGTCTGGTCACTGGAGATTTGTGGGCAGGATGCTGTTAGCATTGCCTTAAGCACAGTATCGAATGCGGCATTATAAGCCGTGTGATACATCTGATCTCCCAATGAAGAATAGTAACCATAAGCCGTAAAGCCCGGATTACCCGCTGCGTCAAATTGCGGGTCTCCTATTCTACCTTCCCAGATTGTATTAGCACCATCTACAATCACAATTCTATAGCCTGTTTGTAAGTAGACGTATTGTTGAGTTAGTAATCTATTGAGATTTAAGGAAAACGAGCACTGGTTAAACCCACCATGCAACTTAGTTCCGAACTGTAAATTCTGAATCATTGAACCTAAGTTACGTTGAAATGTGGGACTGGCCAGATTGGCGTCATAAAGTTGTATCTCTAAAGTTGTTTTCATAGTTATATCAAAAGATAACGCGGTTCATATCTCGTTTGCAGCGTGATAGCCTGCGATTCCACTGCATCACAGATTACATATAGTCTCGTGTTTTCTCTGCCAATGGTAGGCAATGGGCCAACTGATGATAGATTACTGAATACACTCGCCCAGGCGACAGAATCATCATCGTAAATCCCTGTAACCTTTGAAATGCTATCAATCGAAGTATAGCTAGTAGCTGATTTGAAATTCGCATACCCCTCGTCGGTAGGCAATAGAAAAATCCAATCAATATCCCAGTATAGATAATTACTGCCCGTTGAAGCGATAGACTGACAATAAATGTCCAAGTCCTCTTTCATTCTGGCAAGTTGAGAACTCCCGGGATTAGCTACTGATGGAAGGAGGAATTGACCTAAATCTAAAACCTGCCAGGTGTTGTTGACAGCGGGGGAAACTGTATTTGCTATTGTTGGTACTAATGCAGGAGTATATGGACTTGAATCATTATGCCATCCTAGTGCAAACCCCTGTAATGTAACATCGGTAACGCGACAACGAGCTAATACTCTAAAACTACCTGCGCTTAGTGTAGTTATCGAATACCAATAATGAGCGATATTCCGAGCTATATTAGAGGTTGACAGAAATACGGAACTGGCCGAGGATAATAGTGCGGTAGTTGTTGACCCACCAGTTACGGGTATCATTCCCACAAATACTGCTCCGCTGGTATTATCAACTGTGGCGGCCGAGTACCCACCACCTTCAATCCAAAGAGGCTCTTGATATCGTGGGTTTGAGGATGGAGAGAATGTCCCGTTTCCTGTTCTCTTAGCTACCCAGATATTTACTGCGGTAGGTAGCCCACTTAAATTCATCATTGTTCCGGCTGGGACATCGCCATAAGTAGCATCAGTAGTAATCTCTTGATAGTTCACCCTTGTTGTTTGAGTTAAGACGGCAAAAGCAAAATCATAATTGCCGATAGTTGTCCAGGTACTACCATTATCTGTCGAATACCAGCCAACACCACCTGCGTAGGGATTAGTAGCAACACTATAATAGACATACAGATAGCCTGCCGTCCAGGATGGAGTACGGATAACAAGAGCATATTCTGTCCCCGTCGTAAGTGCTACCGGGGTTGAGAAGGCGCAAAATGACCAGGCATTTGTATGAGGATAAGTGCCTGTATAAGTAGGGATATTGGCATTGGATATATTACCAGTTGCCATAACTCCACCCGTTGGTTTATGGTTAGCGTCAACCGCATAGATTTCAAAATAAACATTACCGATACCTACTGCTGACTTTTCGCAATAAATCGCTGCGCCTGCTACGGTTAGAGTCGATGCCATAGTAAAAGTCTGAGATACCCTGCCAGTTGCAGAGCCGAAGATGGACTTGGGAGAACTTGTCTGTAATTGTGCTGTACCCGCTTCGATGTAGTATGGTGTGATATAAGATTCGCCAACCGCTAAATCCCCCTGAGAGTTTTGGAGTGCAGCATTGCCTATTGTCTGTATAGTATATCTACCAAAAGGCAAACAAGTTAAGACTAATTTACAGTTCAGAATGGTAAACCCGGAAGTGAGTTTTGTGGAGGTTAGATAATCAGTGGGTAATTGTAAATCACCACGCAGCACATCAAAGTAGGTAGACTGTCCCGCAGTCACTCCCCATTGTGTTTCAAGATAGAAAAGATTACCAGTGCCCAGTAGATAGCGGTAGGCAGCATCATTCAAGCATTCCTGTATTGCTCTTATCTTTGCTTTCACGTCTACTAATGAGGAACCCTGAATACCAAACGTTATTGTAATAGTGCGATTGCCATAAACAGCACGGGACATCGGCGCACCATCAGACTGGTTAGACTGATTGAATTGAGCATTAACTGTTGGAGGTGGTAAATTTAAACCACCTTCTTGCACAAAATATCCCGCTGTCTTAGTTGTCACATCACCACTATAAAAGTCAATCGCGACAACAGAATCACTTAATTTTAAAGTATAGTTAACAGCCATTTATCCCCCTGAGTTTTGTCTTTGTACTATCGCCTTGCCAAGATTCTGATTGACATAGTTCATTATCGGCTGACCGTCGAGATTGACAATAACGTTGGTAGTTGCATGTAACGCCATGTCGGAACCCTGATTTGCAAAAGGTGAGTTTGTACCCGTGTTCTCGCTCCATGCGTGGGTTGATTGCCAATCAGATAATGACTGGCCTGTCCCGGCTAACCAATCGTTAAAATTAAGACTTCCACCACTAGCACTTAATGCCGCCATCCAGTTTGGGTCGTTATACATATCGGGTACAATACCACCTAACCCACCCGGATTAGCTCCTGTCATATTCCCCGTCATAACCTGCCATTGTGCATAAATAGCTTGATTGTAGGAATTCAGGGCATTAACGGTGTCGCTTAATGTCTTAGCGGCTACGGTTGCCATCTTCTCCATACCCGCAGTAGTGGAGGATTCTAAATCTTGCCAACTAAGACTTAACCCATTAATAATAGCGGTAACATCTGACCCATATTTATTCTCAATGTCGAATACCTGTTGAGCAGAATAACCTTGCTTTAAAAGGTAGTTAGTAACATCGTCTAATGTAATTCCAAGTTTCCCGGCTTCGGTTTGAGAAGCATAATAAGCGCTTGCCAGTTTAGTTATCTGGGCAGCCAGTGAAATCATGGCATTATTGTGGTCTATCGTTGCTTGGGTTGCCGCATCTTCTGCGGCCTTTTGCTGATTTAGAATACCAGTCTGCTCGCTTATAGATTGACTTAAATCATCGGAGGCGTGAGCGGCATCATAATCCGCTTGTGCCGCTGCTTGTGTCGCTGCCTTTTTAGTGTCCATGTTTGAAATCAGTCCAGCCACGCCAACGGCAATCATAGCAAACCCGATTACAAGTAAGCCAACCATACCAGCCAGGAACCCAACCGAAACACCCAGCGCCATAACAGCCGCGCTTAATATTGGCAAGGTAACTATTAAGGTTGATGCGATGGTGAAGAACGTACCAAATGCAATCAGTAATGGCCCCAATATCAGGGCTGTGTCAACCAGTGCTTTTGTTAGTCCGGGGTGTAACTTAGCCCATGTATTAATACCATCAATAATCTTGGTAACGTTTTCAATTAGGGGTTGTAGAGTCTTTGTGATAATGGGGCCAATAGTGTCCGCTAAGCCCTTGAATGAATCCTTAAGGTCGGTTACTGCCCGACTAAAGGATTGTGCTGCTGTAGCTGACTGGCCTCCCATAACTATACCGAGTGCTTGCGCCTGTTGCATCTCCGCATTAATGCCCGCTGTACCTTGTGCGATAATAGGCAATAAGTCCATAGCACCACGCCCAAAGATGCTTGTAGTTAAAGCAAGGCGCTCTGTAGCATTACTCTGATTGGCAATGGCCTCGGTGACAGTCCTGAATTGCTCTTCGGTATTCATGCCCTGAAGGGCTGATAATGATAATCCTAAGTCTGCGATGGCCTTCTGAGCTACTCCGGAACCCCCGGAAACATCTGTAATTGAACGGGATAAATAAACAATATGGCTAGAGAGTGCATCCAGGGTTGTGCCATTTTGTTCGGCAACATAGCCCCATTGTGAAAGTGAATCGGTAGAGATACCCAGTGTTTCAGAAAGCTCGGTTAGTTTAGTCCCGGCGTCAACATAGGACTTAGTAATTAACGTCAACTGAGCTACGATAGCCGTGCCCATAGCCAGCATAGACACGCCAACTTCCTTCATAGCGGTACTCAAAGCCCCAAAGTTAGTTTTCATAGATGAGGTTTGGGATGAGATGTTATTATTAATCTCTTTGAGCTGATTACTTAATTGGTCAACCAAAGATAATTTTACATTAAGATCGGTTTCTGCCATGTTCTATCCTCGATAAGGTCTAGAGTTTAGTATCGCCGCTTGCTCTTGTAGGAAACTAATCACATCCTGAGAGTTAGTTATCTGCTTGTCCTTTCTACTGTTCTCCGGCATAAAGTCCTCAATAGTAATCAGTTCCGGATGCTCTACATGAGGCACTACAAGGTAATAACAAATCTTTGCCGTGCGTACATCTAGTACATACTGCTCTTCAAGATAGCGTTCACAGAGAGCGTCAAATTGAGCTAGTGTTAAATGCCAGAATTGAGAATCAGTTAAATGGAGATTATTGATACCGAACGACCAAGCTGTTAACCAGCTCCAGTCGGGCTGTCCGTCTTTAAAGGGCTTTCGTCAGCCTTCTTTTGCGGCATGGCTACAAAGATAGCCTCTTTAAGTTTACCCGTCAATTCAGTGATTGTAGTGAATGACAGCATAGCTCCAATGCTTTCCAGTGTTAAGGTTTTATCTTCGCCATGTAATCCAGCCCATAGCAACGCACGTAGGACAGTGACGTTCATGTTGAGCCAGTCAACCTTCATAAAGTTCTGGCCGGTGATGGTCTCGAAATCAACTAAGGCATTCATATCGAAGCACAGAGTCCGTGATTTGTCTAAGGTTATAGTTACTTCTGGTCTGGTTTGATTCATATTCATATTCTCTCCTTATATATACTGTCAAAAGGGGACATTTTAAAAGCGAGGGCGGGCTGGTGAGCTTTATACGTTCTTATCTCACCACTAGCAAAGCCACACGCGTTAATATCGTGTAGAAGCATAGTTTCAGCCGGATTTATTTCCTCTTTGCCCTACATTGGGGACTTTACGTCTTTTCCCCTGTGGATGGGGTTATTAACCATTCGAGCACCCGCCCTCTTTAAAGGGGTACACTTGCTTGAACAACCTAATTAAGTTGTTTTGCAAACTTGGAAATAGTAGGTTAACGGGGCTTTGCCCGTATCAGTCTCCACAATCTGTACAAAGGTTACTGATGGGGCTGTAGCAAATGGAACAGCGCCTGATGCTACAGTAGTGGTCAATGTCAGTGAGCCGTCTGTACAGGCTACCGTTGTACCATAGTTCAAAACCGCTGTACCTGTGAATGTAGCTGTCCATGTTCCGGAAGTTGCACTGGTAGGAGTTACCACATAGTAGTATTTCGTAGCTGAGAAGGTCGGGTAAACAGTGGCACCCGTTGCGGTAACTGTTAATGCAGATACACCACTAGAAGCCGTAATGCCCAACGTGGCCGCACCTGTTACTTTCAATGTAGCTGTGAACTTTACCAGATTCTTAACGTCTACCGGGCCGGGTTTGAATGCAATTACAATACCACTGAATGACATTGTAACTGTACCGATAGTGCTGGGATAGGTTAAGATAAACGCTTGAGCCACACCTGTTCCCAGATAGGTATTTAATGCTATCTGGCCATTGGTATCACCCGGATAGAAGTACCCGGCAATCTTGAGGTCGCTTACTTTCTTGAGTGTTGCGACATTCTCAGCCCAACCACCGCTAGAATCGTGAGCGGTAGCATCCTGGGTTTCCCTTGCCAATTCAACACCATCAATAGTATCTACATTGGCGATGGCAGTACCTGCGATAGAAAGGGTTGCGCCTAAACCATAAACTGCATGTGTCACGGATATGCCTCCAAATTTGTTATTTAATTTTTATGTGAAAGCTTTACGCTGAATTGCCTAGTCACTAACCTTAAAAGTAAACTCCGTAGCTGAGTAGAAAGTACCACCCCATTCCATTGCCCCTATGCCGTCCTTATTTAAGTCTAGGTGTGAATCGCTACAAGCCCCACTGAGGGTACGGTTTGCGTCTAGGGCTATTGGTATCGAGTCCCAGAAGGGAGCCAGTATGCTTAACGCTGTAGCAAGGTCAGTTTGGGGAATGAGAATAGTCAGTCTAAAATGAATCTCCCAGATATCTCCTGCTAAGTCCTTATGATAATCAGCAAAGGGCGGCTCGCCCGGTAGAATGATAATATTCAAACTACTATTCAGCGCAGCGGGTATAGCATCAGGAGAATAGACCTTAATTTCGGGGTAGATAGGTTGCAAGGCGTTCTCTAGTGCCGTCTTTAGTGCTTGACCTATTGCTCTAATTGTCATTGCCACTGTCCTTCAATCTCACTACTGAATGAAACAAATACACCCTCTAACTCACTTTTACACTGGTCTATTGCCGGGTATAAGAAAGGATAGGCGTTAGTGCGTCTTTGTCCCATGTGAAACGGCGTCATTTTAGAGGTGTTAGTCATTAAACCGCCTCTGCTCCCAATGCCTATACCAATCAGGTGACCAAACTCTACAAAGGGAGCGTACTCAACATTAGTTCCCACCGTAGCTTCAGTATAACTTATGATATGAGGGATTATCGAAGCTCTTAGTCTGCCAGTAATAACATTGGGGCCGGGTCTACCGGAAGCGTTGATCTTCGCTTGTCTTTCAACTACTAAGGCGGCTTTAGCGATTACAGAACCTTCACCCTCTTTAGTAACCGTTTTAACTACATTCTCAATGTCAGTCTGTAGTTTCTTGAGGTCGCTAACATCTAACTCAATAGATAAGTCACCCATTAGGCAGCCTCAACAACCGTAATGATAAACATCTGAGAGGGATCACTTGTACCTACTCCGATAGCTCTTAATTCAGCGCAATATACACCACCTTGAATGAAATCAGTTGCCGTTGAGGAATAAGTTACGACTCCGCTTGTGGCTGGAGATGAAATACTACATACAGCATTAAGCAGCACTAATTGAGGGTTGCCCGGTTGCCATACTACAAGATTAACAGACGTACAATTAGACAGGTCTTTAGCCACTCCGGCTGAAGTCA